TACGTTTACCCAATGATCGAAAACAAAAATATCTACCAATAAATTATAAGTTTCAATTCTAACAAACTCATTTATGTCTAAAGTAAATTGTTCAAAATCTGAACAACTCTTATCTTTAAATCCTAGTTTTAAAAGTTCTTCTTTTTTCATAATTTTAATTTTTTAATTATTAATTCTAAAACTCTAACCGTTATAGAGTTTCCTGCTTGTTTGTACAATTGAGAATTTGATACTCCTGCATCAATACATTTCTGTACGTGTGAATCTGGAAAGTCTTGAAGTCGAAAACATTCTAAAGGTGTCAATTTTCTGATTCTAAAATCATAAACAACAACATTATCTTTTTGAACAGTTGTTAAAGCGTTTGAAGTTCCGTTTAAATTTAATTCTAATCGTTGTTCAGTTGGTAATCCTACAATTCGGCTTTTTGGTTGTTCTGGGTTTCGTCCTCTAATTGCACCTATCATTACCCCTTGATTACATTGAGTATCTAAAGTTTGTGCTACTCCTCTTCCGACACGTCCTCGTCTTGTTTCTGAATTAGGAACGGCAAAGTTAATGCTGTCGTTTTCATTTGCAATGTCGTAACCTTTTATTGTGTTTGATTTTATTTTAATGAAGCTATCAGTAGAATAGTTGCCATACTTACAAGTAATGGTATTTGAGTGAATCTCTCCAAATGTAGGTTTAAATTCGTAACCTTTAGAAATATCCCCCCGACTACTTAAACAATTAACCATTTTATCACTTAAAAAATATTTCTCATCCACTTGATCCTCCAAAATATCTTTTAGTCTAAGCTTTAAATGTTCTTCTTTTGGAAAAGAAAAATCATTGTCTATGTCGTCACGAATACCAACTAAAAATATACGTTCTCTGTTTTGAGGCACACCGTGTTTTTTTGAGTTAAGAACCTTGTAATACAAATGATAAGGCACACTATTTTCGGACGGAAATAAAACAGGGGAGCCATTAACAGACTTTCCACCTAAATAATTTACCCACTCTTGAAAAGTATTCCCGCCATCATCTGAAAGCAAACCTTTCACATTTTCAAATATAAAATATCTCGGTTTATTTACCTGGATAAACTCCAATGAGTTAAAAAACAAAATACCTCGTTTATCTGATTTTCCTTTTCGTTTTCCTGCTAAACTAAACGCCTGGCAAGGTGGAGATGTCATATAAATATCTAAACTTTCTTTCGGTATTTCACGCTCATAAACGTCTTTAGGATAGTATTTAGGTTCTCCATGGCACGCTATGTAAGATTGTCGAGCGTACTTATCCCAATCACAAGCGAACACAGTTTCTACATTTTGATGAACACGTGACAGAGCGTAATCGAAAGCACCAACACCGCTAAAATCTGAACCTGCTCTAATCATTTTTCTTCTATTACAAGTTTTGTATAGTGTTCCAGCGTGTCTTGAAAGTCTGCTGCGCTTAACTCTTGAGTAATATAAGCGTTTACCAATATTTGTAAATAATCTTTTGCTTTCATAATTTCTTTTTTGTCATACATTATTTGTTCGTCAACGCTTAAGTCTTCATAACTAGGTGCTACGTACCCTCTAATCAATTCTTGTTCTGTGCAGTACGTATCGTTTTTGTTTCCCATTACGCTGTCGTTGTGTAAAATTCGTGCTATTTTTTCGTTAATTATATTTGCCTTTAATTTCGTTCTGGAAGCACGTTTTTTTCTCAGCATGTACTTAATGTGGCTTATTGTTTTTTTACCTTTCGAGTAATGAAGATAAAAACGAATGTATCTTTTTTCAACGCTCGTCTTCATAAAACGCTACCCTTTCTAAGTTCTCAATAACTGATTCTTTCAAAAGGTCGATTAACTCATGACCCTCTAGTTTAACACTTATCGCTTTAAACCAACCTTTATAACCTGTTTCAGGCTCTGGGTCTTCGTGCTCAATTACTAAATCAAAAACCATTCCTTCGTAATTTACTGTAATATCCATAATTTCTATTTTTTCTGTAAAGATAACTATTCTTTTGTAATAAACAACCAAATGTTATTTTATTTTCTCTAATATTAATTCAACGCATTCAAAACCAATATTTGAGGCGTCCGTGTATTGTTGGACAACATCAGCATCTGCACCGCTATAGATAGGCTCGTTTACCCAGTTTTTTAGTGCAAAATGCAATGCTTTCAGTTTACTACTGCCGTTTATCTTCAACTGCTCTTCAACTATCTCTAAGAACGGTATTTGAAGACAAACAAGTAATGTCGTTTGTTCTAAATAGTGCTGTTTATCTCTTTGATATTCAGCTATGTATTTTTGTTGCTCTAACTTTCTTTTTATTTTTATCGCTTGTTTATTCATCTTTTAAATCCGTTATAAATTAATTTTAAATGATTCAATTTCCTTGTTTGGATTGGTCTTCCCATTTTGAATTTTCGGTAAACGTGCCTACCTAAGTGTGTATTAACTAATTTATTAAATTCAACTGAATCAAACAAATGATTTATTTCAACTCTGAATTCGTTTGAATTATTTGTTATTTCTTCTCTGGTCATATTCTTTTAAATATAGGTCAATTACTACTTTTGTTTTTTGTAAATCTTCAATGAAATTTCCTTTTTTTCGACTTCTAACTATTCGCTTTACAATGTCAAATTCATAGGAGTTTAGTTTTTGTTGTTCTGCAAATAAATAAAGCGATCCGTTTTCGTTGTCATAGTGAGGAGGGCTTACTTCTACTTTGTCGAAAAACTCCTTAGCGTAGCTGCAGCTGAAACATTCATCATCCGTTAAAAAATAAGTAGTTTCTAACTCTTCTTTAACTTCGTACTCTTTACCTTTAGTTATTCTATCTAATTTCACTTTCGCTACTACTTTAAAATTATTTCCTTCTACTATATTAAAACTATGCTTGTAATAATATCCCTCAATATAATTGTCATTAATTACTTTGTAAGCATTTCCATTTTCTTCTATAATTTGATACTCTTTATCTTTTGTTAATCCCCCTTTTGTTTCTTTCGCTGTTGCTTTCATATTCTATTTTTTAAAATATTCCTGCTGACATCTTTTAAACATCAGCAGGAAAAGTATTAATTATTTATTTGTTTTTCTGCCCAACTTTTGAAGCTTTCAAATTTGTCTTGAATTTGTTTTGAAGTTTCATTGTTGATTGATTGAGTAGGTAGTTCAAAACTGCTTACCCATTGCTTTAGTTTTTCTTGAATAGGTTTTTTTGCTTCTTCAATTTTTGCAAGTCTTTCAGCTTCAATTTTTGCAAGTCTTGAATTTTCTAAATCGTCTGCAATTCTTTTTTCAGTTGCTTTCTCAGTTGCAATTTTAAGAAGTTTATCGCTTTCAATTTTTGCTAAACGACGTTTTTCATTCTCTATTTTATCAGATTCAATTTGCTCCAAACGTGATTTTTCCAATTGTTCAGCTAAAAGTTTATCGCTTTCAATTTTCGCAAGCCTTAAGACTTCATCACTTTTAGTTTTTTCTAAACGTGCCGTTTCTTTTAAAGCTTCGTTTTCCAACCTGATACGTTCGTTTTCCAATCTTTCAGCTTCAATCTTAGCAAGTCTTTCAGCTTCGATCTTTGATTCAATTTCTAACTTCATTTGATACTGCTGTTTCTTCGTAGATAAATAAGCTAAAAAAACATCTTCCTCCATCGTGTTTAAAACAACATTTTCAATTGATTCCAGAAAGGGAGAAACTAAAATCATTCTATCTTCTTGTAATTTTTCCAAGCGTTCTTTTTCAATGTTTTCAAAATGCTTTTCATTACTCAAAAGATTCGATTCCATTCTTTGATTCTCTGCAATTTCTTTGTTTTTAATGCTATCAACAAAACGCCCACCATTTAAGAAATATTCTTTGTTTACTTTGTGCCACTTTTCAATTCCTTGCGTCCTGTTTTTTACAATTTTTAATCGCAATTCTTTAAAAGTTTCTAAGTTTTCACTTGTTATCTCTAGTCTAATGACATCATTGTAGGCATCTATTAAGATTTCTCTTTCGCTTAAGATACTTTTTAAACCGTCTTTTATCTCGTTTTGTTGAGTTAGTTCTAAACTTGTTTCAATCGCTACTGCTACAACCTCTTGCTTTGCTTCAAATTCTGAAAATGCTCTATTTTGCATTTGATTCTCTTGCTCGAATTCTTCGTTTTTAAAATTACTGTTCATAATCGTTTATTTATTTGTTTGTTATTTCGTTTATTTCTAATTGTTGTTGAGCTGTAAAAGTCATTACTTCACCTAATTTTGTAAAGTAATCTTTATCCGTTTCATATTTTACAACTGCTTTCTCAAATTGTGAATCGGTTACAATTTGTTTTACTTTCGGTTGTGGAATTGCAGGCACAATTTGGATAGAATCAGAATGCGTATTGTCCGAATCTTCTAACTTACCCGTAGGTACCTGAAACACGTAAAGCAATGCGTTTTTTAAAGCGTATGTTGTCGCTTTACCCGCTGATTTGTCCTGAGTATCTACCCCGTGACCGTAACCCATTATCTCAACTGATTCACCGCTTTCAGCATGAGTAATTAAATAAGTGCATAAAACTTCAGTAAATATTTGTTGTTTTGATTTTAAATCTTTCGGTACTGATTTTGAATAGGGGTCTACCTCTTCCCACCTATCAACCCTAATAGTAGGCACTATTTTAATAGGTATGATTGTTAAGCCGTTTTTAAACAAAGCCTTTCCTATTGTTTGCTTAACGTCTTTGTCGCTAACTCCTTTATAAGAGTTCATTCCCGTTCCAATAGTCATAGACTTATCAATCCCTTTGACTTCATCCATAACGGCTAAAATTGCTTTGTGCACTTCTTTCATTTTTTTAGTTTTAATAATAATTTATATTCTTTTGGACACTTTGTAAATCTCATTTTTCGTTCATTAAATTTTTAAATCTTCTTCTTCTTCGGTTCGATTTTTTCAGCTCATCAATTTGGATTAAAACCAAATAAATAAAATAGATTACGAACATTGCCAGCATCATAATTAGTAATCCTCTCATCTTGTTATTGCGTTTAAGTATTGTAAATACAGGTTTAAATTGAATGATCCTCCTTTGGTTTCTGCGGTGGATTTAGTCGTCCACCATCTTTGTATTGTTTTCATAATTATTTCTTTAACTGTTCTTGTTTATATTTCTCAATCGCTTTTTGTAATTTAAGACGATTTTCTTGTTTTTGTTTTTCGTCTCTTTGGTGTTCTTCGGCGTAATTTTTAAAACTTTCCATAATTTCTTTTTTTTTGTAAAGATAACTATTCTTTTGTAATAAACAAACAAATGTTATTTTATTTTAGGTTTAAAAAATAGCTGTCTTTCCAGCTTGTCAACCCTGTACGAATACTGTGGGATTTTTGTTTTTAAGCCATTACAACACACTCATAAGGATTTAAACCTAACTGGTTCGCTTGACAAACCCCGTCAAATTCGTCACCACTAAAAGCGCTTAATGTTTTTTGAAAACTTAATTCTAAATTTAACATTCTAAAAATCTTATTTGCTACTGTAGTGTTTTCTGTTACGATAACCGCACCGTTTGAAAACTTAATATCATTATTATCATTGAATGATATTGTGCCTGAAGCATTAACCAATGCTACTAATTTCTGAACTTGTTTAATTGTTACGTTTTTCATAATTTCTATTTGTTTGTTTCTTTCGTTACTACAAATATAAGGCTCTTTTACTTATTAAACAAACAAATGTTGTTTTATTTTTCATTTATTTTATAAGTAGTTGATTATTAGGCATAAAAAAAGCGGTTAAAATTAATTAACCGCTTAAACCTAAAACAAAAAAAATTAGAAAGTATTATGAATACATAACAAATGTAATCATTTTTTGCTAAACAAAACGCTTTCTGATTTTCGTCTTAAAACTAATCCTCTAAGCAATTTGCCGCCACCTGTAATGTAGTGAGATTCCCACCATACATTTGTGTCAATCGCTTTTGAATTTACTTTAGAGAACAATGTTCTGGAGCTTCCACAATTCCAACAAAAAGACACTAAGGCATCAAATTGATTCTGTGTTAATTCTATTCTAATCGCTCGTTTTACCGTTGCTTCGTATCTAGGAAATAAAGACAACAACAATTCTTCAGCTCTAGCTTGTGTAATAACGTCCGTTGCAAGCACTTTCTTTCCATCCTCATAGAAAGTATTACCGTAACCAATCGTCATCACTCCTGCAGGACATTTGTACGCTTTTAGTTTGCATCCCTCAAATTTCTTAATTAATGCAATCCCTTCTATTCCTGTTTTCATATTATTTTAAAATTAAAAAAGTTCCTAAAAGTGCAGCTCCTACGATTGTGAAGAATCTATGCTTTTTTTGTTTTTTATTTTGATTCTTG